CCTACTGCACCTAGACAACTCATATACGGAAAGTGTCGTGTTGGAGGAACGATAGTACATCTTGAAACTACTGGTACAGACAACTATCTATTACACGCAGTTGTAGTTTTGGCAGGGCATGAGATAGAAAGTCTAGAAAGCGTAAGACTTAATGACAAAACATTGACTACTAGCAGCAGCACTATAAATAGCACAACTGTTTTTACTGTAACTAATTCAGAATTCTCAAACACTGACAATGAAAACAAGCTAGACAGTAACGGAAGATTAGTTAGGTTTACCTTCAATGACGGTTCACAAACAGCACACAACCAATATGCAGTTGCTCAAAGTTCTTTAGTATCTACTGATAAGTTTCTTGACTGTGCTTATGTTTATATCCAAATGGTCTTTGACCCTGAAAAGTTTGGAGGCGGTATGCCTAATATGTCTTTTGTTGTAAAAGGAAAAAAGGTCTATGATCCAAGAAGCGGAGAAACTGCTTGGACTGATTCAAATAGTAAACCTATTGGTACTAACCCTGCTTTGTGTATAAGAGATTATTTAACCAACACAACTTATGGTCTTAAATCACTGAGTTCTGAAATAAATGATACAACTAATTTAGGTGGAGTTGCAGCAGCAGCTAATGCATGTGAAGTTGACGTTACACTGGCAGACGGAAGCACTCCTGAAGATAAATATACAGCTAACGGTTTTACTAATTTTTCTGCTAGTGGTAATGGTGTATTAGAAGGATTGCTTAGTTCTATGGCAGGTAAATTATCTTACACTAATGGACAATTTAACATTTTTGCAGGTACTACACAGACACCTTCTTTAACTATTACAGATGATAATTTATTAGCACCAGTTAATGTATCAACTAAAAGCGGAACAGGAGAGTTATACAATACTGTAAAACCTATATACGTTGATTCAACTAACAACTACATAGCAGCCGATGCTCCTGTTTATCAAGACTCTACATTCCTGACAGAAGATACACCTAACGGAACTGCAAATGATAAACCTAACTATGTAAAACAAATGGAAAAACAGTTGCCATTTACAGTTACACATACAATGGCACAACGTATAGGAAGGCTTGCGCTTAAGAATCAAAGACTCTCTACATCTTTAAGTTGCCTAGTTGATATGTCATTTATGAAATTACAACCCTCTGACTGGGTTTATGTAACCAATGAAAGATTAGGTTTCTCACAAAAAATATTTGAAGTTATTTCTGTAAATATGGAAGTTATGCAGACAGATGATGCTCCTACATTAGCAGTTAGACTTTCACTCAAAGAAACAGCCTCTTCTACTTTTGCATTTGCAACAAGCGATTATCAAACCCCAATAGTAGCAGGTAGTGACCTACCTACAGGTGCTTTTACACTTTCACCACCTACCAGTTTGTCTGTAGCTACAGATAGCACTACAGTTGACCAATTTTCTACAACATCCGTTACAGCTACTTGGTCTAATGCAGCTTCACCTTTTATCATAGGGACTGAAGTACAGTACAAAAAATCATCAGCTTCTGTTTACACAACTTCTTTTGCAGCACAAGGAGCTACTAAACAAGTCATTCCTGCTTTAGAAATAGGAGTTGCTTATAACTTTAGAGTAAGACATCTAAGCATGACAGGTGGTTCTGCTTATACCACCGTTGTCAATCACACGGTTAGTGGAACACCTAATACACTAGCAGCAGTTCTAAATGCCAATGCAACAGGTGTTAAAACATTTTTACAAAATGATGTACCAACCTCAGTAAACGCAGGCGATTTATGGATAGATTCTGACGATGGCAATAAAATCTATAGAGCAACATCCTCAGGTAATACAGCAGTAACTTCAGGACAATGGGTTTTGACCACAATAACAGCAGGAGCTATAGGATTAGGTAACGTGCTTAATCAAGCGCAAGTCACAACATTTGCTTCTGACGACCCCCCTACATCTACAGCAATAGGTGATTTATGGATGGACACCAATGATGGAAATAAAGTTTATAGAGCGCAATCTGTAGGAGCAGATCAAGTAACTGCAGGTGAATGGGTATCTACAACTTTGACTAAGACTGGAATAGGTTTAAGTAACGTAGCTGACGAAAGACAGATAACAATATTTAGAGAAGATAACGCTCCAACAGCTACAGCAGTTGGTGATTTGTGGTACGACACAAATGACAATAATAGACAGTATAGAGCAAACGCAACAGGCTCATCTAGTTGGATAGAAGTTTCACCTAACAAATCTACAGTTGGTTTGTCTAACTTAGCAAATGAAAGACAAATAACAATATTTAGACAGACTTCTGTGCCTACTGCATTAGCTGCAGGCGATCTTTTTGTAGATACTGATGATGGAAACAAGTTGTATCGTGCTACAGCAGCAGGTAATAATTCAGTTACAGCAAATCAATGGGTGCTTGTAAATGTAACAAAAGCAGGCATAGGTCTTAGTAACGTAGATAATAACAGTACAGCTACTATTCTTGGGGGTAATCTTACAGGAGGAATTAATTTTGGTGGAGTTACAGTAACTTCTGAAGATATGATTGATGCAAAGGTTAGGGCATTTGAAGGTTTTGATAGTAGCGGTAATGTTAAGCGAGCAGTACCACAAGCACAATTAACAAATGTAATAACAGCATCTGTAAATCAACAAGCCTTTGTTTGGACAGAACTGAGTAACGCAGGATATGCGCCTACAGCAACTACGTTTACTTTCAACGTGACTTGGAAAGACGGCAACGGAACTGCAGTCGCAACCTCAAGATGGGTGGCTACTAGAGACACAACAAATGATCATATTGATAATAGCGGTATTACCAACAATGTATCAGGCTCAGGAGTAACATCTGCTGTAGTCGGTGGTGATTCCGCTTTCATGGCGGTCACATTTACTAAAGGCGGTACAAGCATAACAGTATCAGCTAGTTTGATTACGTTTACTGGCTTTACGTTTAAAGATTAATAATGTTAAAGATTGAAACAGATAACATTTATCTTAGACTTTTGGCAGAATCAGACATGCCTATTATTGCTACAGCCATGACAGGTGTGTTCGCATCTGATGCCCTGCCTACAGAGACTGATCAAAAGTATTTTTTTTACAAAGCCAACGTACAGAACAATACATTTCCAACCACAGAAACAGTTTTGGGAGATACAAAGATTGGACATCTAAACTTGACTATCTGCCTTAAGTCTGATGATTCTCCTATAGGATTCTGCATAACAAGATATGTTGGCAAATCTATAGAGCAAAAAATGACAGCATTGATACCTGCACAACGTGACAAGAAATACTACACGGAAAGCACCATAGCAAGACACAGGTTCTATTACGACACACTCAAGGCTGAAGATTCTACAGCAATAATACCCACATCTAGCACAGGAACAAATACCTCTGTTAGGCAGACCTTAGACAGCCTCTATCAAACAAATGAAAAGGTATACACCATAGAGCAAGGTGAGTACAGAAAAGCTAAGATAACCAAAAACGAATGGACAGCATGGCTCAACAGTTCTAGTAAGAAGGATTTAAGTTACAGTTTAACTTGGAGTTAGTATGGGATATGCGAAACCAACAAGCGAAAGATTATATTTTAAGTTTATAGAGATAGAGGACAAAGATGCCTTGAAAGATGCCCTGTCAGATTGGCGAGCAGATGGTGTCACAGAATCAGATGAGGAGTTTACGTTACGTATCAAGAAGTGGTTAAAGCAGAATGAGCGTATGCGAGATGTAGGTGTTGAGGAAGAAGATGATCTGGATATGTCTAAGGTTATGAACAGAGATTGTTGGTGGACAGAGGGTATCTACCTTAGATCAGATGATACCTGCATAGGGTTTACCAGAGGCAAGTTCTCAGGCAAAGCATACTATCACTATGTAACGGTCATTAGACCTAGCTACAGGGGCAACGGATATTTTGGAGAATGTAACCTTATGGGAAACAAGATACTTTTCACCACATACACGCACATAGAAAAGCAAATATCCATGATTCCAGTAGATGAACTAAACAAAGAGAACTCCTACGCTTCACTTGATGCTTTAGGTACAGACGATGTAAGGGAAACAAAAACAGACAGGATAGCACCGACCACATATCAAAAGAAAATAATAACAAGAGATCAGTTTATGGAGTGGTATAACAAAGACGAGCAGAAGCCACTTAGGGATGCTTACTATAACTATGAGATAATAAACTAATGCAAGAAGCAGTAACATTTATAAACGAAGTAGGCTTTCCTATAGCAGCAGCACTTGGTCTAGGTTTCTTTATATGGAAACTTATCAACAGAATTATTGATGGCATGGAAACAAAGCTAGATGTTTTAGATGATAAGGTTGCAGATCAGATAGAGCAGATGGAACAAAGGCTAGGTACTAAACTGGACTCACAACACGGAATACTGGTAGCATTAATAGACAGGGTTAGGTCTTTGGACAATGAGATCATTAGGCAAGACACGCTCATTAAGACAATCTTAGGAGTACCACAGTTGATTGACAGTAACAAAATAGCTAAAGCAGACAGGGATGATCAGAGAAAAGACTAATGACTGATTGGGATAAAGTATTAGCAATAGTAGGTATTGTTCTAGTTTCATTGGTTGTTTCTTTATCAGCGAAAGCAGATACACTAACACAAGAGTTTATAAATCCTAGTTTCTCAGGAGTCGGTACATCAGCAGCTTGGTTGACTATAGACGAACAAGAAAGGTCAAGATTATCTGATATAGAAAAGGCTCTAGCTGATGCTATTGAAGATGAAATTAGAGAAGAAGAAAACTCAACTCTAAACAAGTTTATAAGATCATTACAGTCCAGAGTTTTAAGCAGAATGGCACAAGACATTACTAGCTCTTTGTTTGACGATACTGGTGGTTCTGGTGGCGAGATAATGATAGAAGGTAACATGATTCGTTATTCTAATGATGGCGAAAACATAATTTTAATAGTTGATGATGGCTCAGGTGGCTATACAGAAATAGTAATTCCTATAGGAATATTTGGTGTATGTTCAGAAGATTGTGGTTCATAACAATGCTTAGTGTATTGTCTAGCTGTGCATCTTTTGCACCAGTTGGACATACTGATTGCGCTGATCTTATTAAATGTGCAGAGAAGCCTGAGATAGTAAGACCTACCTTGCAGGCACTATTAGACGTTCCTAAACCAAGACAAAAGGCTGTAGTAGCTATATACAGCTTCTCAGACCTTACAGGACAAAGAAAACCTTCAACTAAGATGGCATTGTTCAGTACAGCAGTTACACAAGGTGGTGAAGCCTATCTTATTAACGCTTTTAGATATGCAGCTAATGGAGAAATGTTTACTGTGCTAGACAGAAAAAACATAAACAATCTTAGTAAAGAAAGACAAATAGTAAAAAATCAAAGAAGTAGTTATGATGGAGAAGGAGGTAATCAGCTTCTACCTTTGCTCTATGCAGGCATGATCATAGAGGGTGGAATCATTGCGTATGAAAGTAACAGCTTCACTGGAGGCAATGGATTTCGCATAAAAGGTTTCTCTCCTGCCACTAATCAATGGAGGGAGGATTCCGTTACGATATCATTAAGGGTTATACTAACCCAAACAGGTGAGGTTATAAGTACCTCAACTGTGAGTAAAAAAATTCTAAGTGCAAGTGTAAGTAGAAGTGTTTGGAGATTCTGGGAACAGGGAACTGAACTCATAGAACTTGAAACAGGCTACACACAGACAGAAGCCACAGGGTATGCAATTAGGTCTGCCATTGAAAAGGCAGTTCTAGAATTAGTTTTAGAGGGAACAAAGAAACAATTCTGGGATTATGACTATGAAAAATTAGAGGAGGTATCATGAAAAATCTAATTAAAATATTGTTGTTCTGCTTCATACCACTTGCGACAGCGAGTAACAACTTGATATACATTACACAATCTGGAACTGGCTTAACCCTCAACCTTGATCAAGTAGGAAACAGTAATGTTTATGGAACAAGTCAAACTAGAGTGACGTTAGGAGGCACAAGCATGGTAGGCGATTGGGATTTTACTGGAAACAGTAACACCATCGCAGCCAGTATATTACAGGGTAATTCTACATCTTGGACTTACAATGTAGCAGGTGATAGTAACGCAGGTACTTTTGCGGTAGGAGCAACAGGAGATGTAGCAAACACAGACTTTGACTATGCAGCTACTGGTGATTCAAACATCCTCACCTTTACACAAGGTGCTGCTGCAACTGCTACAGCAGGTAATCAAGACTTTGCTATAACAGGCTCAAGTAATGATATAAATGCTACTTGTGAGGTTGTTGGGTGTGTAAATAATTGGACTGTGACAGGTTCTAGTAATGATATTGACACCACTCAAACAGGAAACGCAGATCACAGCATAACTGCTACTATTACAGGTTCAACAAATAATATAGATGTAGATCAAACCTCTACAGGTGGTTCTACCTCAGATATTTTAGTAATAACATCAACTACTAGCAATGGCACTATAGACATAGACCAATGTGCTTCAGGCTGTTAGTAGCCTTATTATCAGGTAGTTTGTATGCCGATGTAGGCTCTATAGCAGAGTTGCGTGGCATAGGTGACGTGATTAGGCAGAATACTACTGACCCT